TTGCAATTTTATACTCTATATTTATATTTCAATATGTTTCTATTATAGAATAACTGAACATTTTATAATCTAAATTTATATTTCAGTATGTTTCTATTAAGGTTTCGCAGAGTATCCTTTTGCTATCATCAATATAGCACATATCTAATCCAGTGTCAAATATTTTTTTATAAAAAGAGTAAGCCTATCGCTTACCCTTTCTTACAATCTAAAATATGATCTCGAATGTTCCGGATGTCTTTTTGAATGGTCATAAGGTTATTGTTAATCGTTTCCTCTAATTTCTCAATCTTGTTATCTAGCACTTTATCTCTCTCATCACTCCATTTCTCAAAGTTTGCTTTATCTTTTTCATACACTACTTTATCTAATTTTTCTTCAATTTTAGCCATTAGTTTTTCATTTCTCGCACTCATCATTTTCCAAACTGTTACAAAAATTCCGATTGCTTGTGCTATGAATTTGATATATTCGTTATCGATTGTCATTATTCCCCCTTGTTGTATTTTGCTTCTACGTATGATTTGCTGAACCTACTTGCCGTTTTAGAGCCAAATAAGAAACCGAACAATAATTGAACTGCTTCCGAGAAACCTTTGTCCATGATTAAGATTGGCGTTTCTTTTCCAAATATCACAAATCCAACCATGACCAAAAACATGATGATGTGCATAATGAGCCAAGATAACATAATCAAAGGAATTACGCCGTCACGGTTTTTTGTTCCCATTTTCTCTAGGAATGTGGCTTTGGCTTCCCAATTGTCTACTTCAATTTGTGCCAATTTTGCTTGCATTTCCAATTTGGTTGCTTCATTGGTAGGGATAAACTTACCAATGACCCCCATGATAGTATCAATCGCCATTTCTGAAAGTTTCATTTTCTTCCTCCTCTCGTAATAAAGGTTACAATTGCATTGATGATAGGTGCAACTGCATAGATAATTCCGCATGTAAAACCTAATATAAAAGGACTACTGCTAACATATTGATAAAGGTTATCTATCATATATCAACCTCCTTTATAAACTTCACAAAGAAATCTACTACATCGCTTTCTACAGAAAACTTCAAAGCTTCGTCAGGATTGCTGGCAAAGAAAGGCTCTACAAGGATATAAGTATCTTTACTATGGCAAATCCCATAAGCTCCTCTTGTATTGTCATTTACTACCGGGATAATCCCGTGAGTTTCCACGTATTTTCCCAATACATTTCCTTGTTTTAGCCGTATTTTGCTTCCAAAGGTATTTTGGAGTCTTGCCATGAACATGCTTGCAAGTTCCTTGGCTTGTTCATTTTTATGATAAACAAGACATTCACACCCATGAGCTTGACTTGGCCCTGCATTGTAATGAAGTTCTAAGCAATACTTATAGTTATGCTGATTCAATTCTTGCAGGACTTCCCGCATTTCCTGTCCATAGTATTGTTTCGGTTTTCTTTCGTAAATATCAACCAGTTCCGGTATCTCGGTTTTAATTTTTTCCGCTATCCGCTTCCAATAATCAAACTCCGAGCCTATAATGTTGGAATAGGCTCCTTTACTCCTTTGATTATGCCCTATGATTAAAGCTATTTTCATCATTCCACCTCCCATGTAATTTTCTTGATTTGCTCTATATCCTTTGCTTGTTGTAATCGCATAGATAATTGACCGTATATGTTAAATATTTTCTCTTTTCTTAAAGCCCTTTCATCTAATACATCTAAGAGTTGTGCATAAGTAAAGATTTTAATGGAGTTATCTGCTAGTATCCAAGCTCTCGTATCTTCTTCCGTTTTTTTCTTTCTTCTGATTGCTCTGGCCACATCTTCAAAATTTTCTAAATCTTTTTCTCGAACTTGAAACAAAGACCCGTGAACTTCAATATTTTCAGAAATTTTTATTTCTCGTATATGCTTCAATTCCTGTCGCTTCATTTCTTTGACTTCTTCTATATCTACTTCCCAAGTTTTCCCGTTCCAATTATGCCATTTGCTCGGTCGCTCTATCATCGTGAATTCTTGGGTATCTTCGTTGAATACTTCTCCTAACATTAGCGTGTAAAGCCCCTCTTGGAATAGTCTGGCTTTGCTTTTTTCTTTGATTTTATTTTCCGTTTCTTCATAATAGATTTTCTCAAAATCAAAGTTTTCTAACTCTGCTATTACAAACTCTTCTGTTTGAAATTCCTTTGGAATTTCTTCTGTGAGATCTAAAAATTTAATAGGGAATAATTTTCCTTGCTTTGCTTGCTGTACATCAAAAATATATCGTTTCATGTCTCCTCCTACAATGTTTCTAATCGAAAATAAATTGTTTGTCCTGAATATATCCTTATATCCATTTTGATATTATTGCTTGCAAATGTTGTTTTAAAGTCTGGATCTTTTTGCAAAACAAATGTTTCTCCTGACTTAAGATGAACCTGTATTTTTTCTACAGAAAGTTCATGTTGAAATACAAAATTTGCATGATTGCTATAAATTACAATACTTTTCAAATAGGTATTTTGAAATGGTAATTTCAAATTATAACTATATACCTGTCCATAAGATTTTACAGATACCGAGTATGGAAAATCTAAGCCGCTTTCCATTTGTTTCCCATGAAAATCATTTGGAATAATTACCCTTTCTCCTTGATGTTTTCCTGCTAATTTTAAGACATCTTCATCATGGAGAGATATTCTTTGCCCCTCTTTTCCCAGTTCTTTTGCAATATCCCGCAAAGAAATTTTTCCCTTATCTGCCAGCATTTTTCAACACCTCAATTTCTTTCTTTAGTTCTTTGATAGCTTCTATCAACAAACCAATCATATTTCCATAAGCAACCGATAAGTATCCGTTTTCTGTTTCTCGAATAGCTTCAGGAAGAACTTTCTGAACTTCTTGAGCAATCACTCCAACATGTCTCTCTCCATTCATCGTAAATGTATAGCCATTCAATTGGCTAAGAATTTCCAATGGATTTTGAATTTTCTCAATCTCGGATTTTAATCGTATATCAGAAATTCCTGTTACGGTTCCTTGTGCTAAGATATCACCGGTTGCCGTGATATTGGCAAAGTTAACAGAAGTATCTAATTTTGCAAAATTCATAGCGAAAGAATTCCCAATGTAGGTTCTTTCCGCTTCACTTTTGGACAACAATTCAGAATGTCCGTGGCTTTTAAATGCAAAAGTAGCATTAGCTTCCTCTCGGTTGTAATAGTCAGATAAATCAGTTCCACCACTTCCGCTGTTATTTACCTGACCTTTTAATTTAATTCCATAGACTACACAACTTTCTGAACTACTTAATAAAATTTGAGATTCCTGTACTTGCCCTGATGAATACCAAAATTTAAATTCCGCTCCAATTTTAGCTGGAATTATGGTAGTTTGCTGAGCGTTGTGTATTTGTAAGAATTGATAATTAGATAAAGGTTTTCCAAACACTAAATTTTTGCTTCTTCCCTCAAATATTTTTTCAAATTCTACTTTTAACGGACTGGCTCCCCCGGTTCCACTTGATTCTGGAACAGTAAAATGAACTGATTTTGTTTGACCGTTCGACAAAGCAAAAGACAACGCTACAATATCATCTACTTGATTTTGAGTAATGTCGGTTATTCCAATACCATCATCTCCTTTTGAGCCGGGATTTCCTTTTTCTCCTCTCAAATCTTGGTAGGAATACTCCTGTACTCCTTGTTGTCGAACTCCTAACTCCGTTCCTTTCCAATTAAATTCTAAAGATTTTCCGTCTTCTCCTTTTTTCCCTTTTTTTCCGGCTACGGTAGGAATATTCACAACGATACTTTGACCATCTCCATATTCTAGTTGTACTTGGTTGTTATCTAGTGCGGAAATGGAAGTAATCCCGGAACCTCGTTCTCCCTTTTCTCCGGGCAATCCTCGTTCTCCTTGCAAACCTCGAGGACCTTGTGTTCCCTGCGGACCTTGCTCCCCTGTAAGACCTCTAAGCCCCTGTTCTCCTGCAGGTCCTCTCTCTCCTTCGGCTCCTTTTTCGCCTTTCTCTCCTCTTAAATTCTCTTTTTCTTGTTGGATATATTCTCTCAATTCTTGTTTAATGCTATCTCCCTCGGCTCGGATAGAGGTTGTCGTCACTTCGATTGCTTGTGTAATAGCCTGTTCCACTTGTGTATTGCTGAACGGCTCTCCGAGCTTCGTTTCTTTGGTTTTGATGATAATATCTTCCAACGTTACCCGATTACTTCCGTTAACTAACGTAATTCTCAATGTTGTCCAACCATTGACCGTAAAGCAACTATAATGAATTGGGAACGTTACCTCATTTTTCCCTGTAATTCTGACTGTTTCCGCCGAATATTGCCCATTAGGAAGTAAGTATTTACATTCTAAATTCTTCCCTTGTAGGCTTGTTTCTCCGAACATATACAGAAATTGTAAATGGATATGTGGTAGTCCTTTATCTCCCGTTGCGAATATATGACCGTCTACCACTTCACAACGATTGGAGTGGACTAAGACGTTTGTGATGTGTTGCATTTCTTACCTCCTTAACGCTTGTAATTTTGGAGCTTGGAACTCTTGGATTTTTTGAAGATATTCTTCTTTTGTTGCCAATTTTGTTTCTCCTAACGTTTTAAAATAATTTTCCGCTTTATAAACACCGTCTAAGAACGATTTTCCAAAGGCAGCAAATATCATCAAGCTTTCCAAATTCATAGTTTGATGAAAATTATCTTCGAAATACCAATCTGTTGTTTCTTCCTGTCCTACTAATTTTGCCCCAATTAAAAATGACATCGTAGTTCCCATATATGTGATGTCCTTTTCTCTACATCGTTGCCTGTGCTTTATGCCATCAATTTCATAATCAAACCCATATTCAAGTATTTCGGCTTTGATTTTATTGATATTTTCTTCACAAAATTTTTTAAAACCGTCTTTATCCACAACTTGCCATTGTCCGTTGATTTTTTTGTGAAATTTTGTGGGTTTCTCGCTTGCACTGTAGAGAACATCGTATTGGGAATCGTATTCCCAATCTCCCGGAATTTGTTCTCCATAATATTCTGTAAGTCCTCCTAAACTCTGAATTTTATCATAATTTTGTATCGGTTCTTCTTCTTGCATAACAATATTTGCAATTCCTTTTTTTAAATCATCTTTTCTTAAATAAAAATATCTCATATTTATTCTCCTTAATCTATCTCAAAAGCAGTATAATTGACTTCTCCATACCCTTCCAGTTCCTGGATTTCTCTACTTGTGTACGTGTATCTTATATTTCTATCATATAGAAGTTCTCTTCCGTCGAATCCATAGAAAATCCATTGCGGTCTATTGTTGTCAAAGGTAACTTCTTCTAAAGTATAAGTTCCTTTTTCTCCTCCAACACGTTTTACGGTGTAAACCAAATTGTTTAGGTCGCTCAAATATGCGTTGTACTGTGAATCACAAACATGTTCCACTGTAACCGTAGTTTTTTCGGAAAATGTTTTTGTGAAAGGAATTGGCAATTGAAATTCTGGGTTTGAAGCATCTATTTCCGGAATAAAATATCCGAAACCTTGATTTTCATGAACTTTTAATTTTCTAATCGCAAATCCACCATAATTCAAGTCAATGTTTTCCCCTCCTGCAACTACTCGCAGATGGTATTGAAACGTAACCCCTTTGTATCCTCCTGTTGATTTCATTGTTTGCAAAAACTCTCGCTCTGTAAATGTCAATGTCTCTGTATTTATCTCTCTCTTTACTTTGTAGTGATAATCCTCAAAAACTTCATTTACCATCCAATTTTCTTTAGAAAATCTCGCTCTATAAAACTCTTGCAAGTCTTCATAAGAACACATTTCAGAAGCTTTATTAGAATAATAGGTCAGCCCTCCTATATATTTTCCTTTTACCCTAGACACACAAAATATTTTAGCTTTCATGCTTTTAATTCCTTCTTGCAATCGATCTTCTTCTACTGAAAAATATATACCAGAAGTAGGGACGCTCGCTTTGGAAGATTGAACATTGATAGAGGTAACATTGTGTATTGTTTCACTCAATTGTTCCGTACTTACCGGATTGTTAAATTCTACTTTTTCCGCAGTACTTCCTAAGAAAAATTTATAAGTTGGTGGGTCTGATTTTATCATTTCGTGATAACACCAGATACTTGCTAATCCATGTCCTACATTGACCGAACGAATGGATTGGGTCATCACGATAGGAACTCTCCACCCTTTTAACTCTAAAATTCCGGATCCTTTTCCGTCTGTCGCAATCGTTCCACTTTTTTGATTCCGAATTTGAGAAAGTCTCACTTCTTTTCCATCTACCATTCTATAGAAATCAAGGCTTCCTCCTGTCATTTGAATTCTTTCGTTAGTCCCTTTGCTCGTAATGGAAGCCGTCCCATCAAAAATGGTGTTCCCTGTGATTACAAAATTTCCTTTCTCTAACTGGTCGTCAATTTTAGCCACGTTTCCATCAATTTCATGTAGTTTTTGCCCTAATTCTTTTCCATCGATTTTCGCTTTAGAACTTCCCTCTTTTAGTTCGATGGAAAATCCGTTCGTTTCATCGCCTACTTTGAAATACACATCATCAGGAATCCTATCTACATCTGTAACTCCCATATAAAACCTGGATTTCATTTTATAACTATTTTGCGGATCCTTAACATTCCATTCCAATAAGTTGTTTGCATTCTTTAATCGAATACTACCTTGCTTATCGATAGATACTTCCGCCAGCTCTCCATATTTGCTTCCGAAAGCTTGGTCGTTATTCGTAAGAAATATCCCAGCTCTTTGATTCGCTTGCTCCGCTTTTTTTCCTATTTCCAGTGTTGCATTTTGCAAACTTACATAGTGTCTTAGTGCCGGGAAAATATCCTCCTCACTGGCATTGTTCCAACGGTTGTTGAACCATACTTTATAAACATTTGTTTTTGGATTATACCAGACATCATGTTCCTTGATTCCATGATATGGCGTTTCTTCTTGTACAAATGCTTTCGCAAAAATCTTGTATTTTACTGTGTTGTTCACTTCTTCTAACGTTGTTTCTATCTTCTGTATATCTTCATTTGCTCTTTTGAGAGCATTTCTAACACTAGTATCTACCTGTTCCCATTTACTACCATTCCATCGTTTCCAAATTCCATCATTTTTGGTATCTATCCAAATATCTCCTACATTAGGAGAGGTTGGAGCTTTTTTTTGATAAGAAACAGTCACTAATTTAGAATTGGTTTCTTGAATATATTGCTCTAACGCTTTTTTTGTTTCACTATCTTTTAGTGACTTCCAAATATATTCATTCCCTTCTTTTATCAGAATTTCTACACCAGTATCGGAAATATACATATCTCCAACATTCAAATCTGTTAAAGTGTTGGGGCTTGGCTTTATTGTGTGAATTTTAACTTTATTATCTTGAATCCCTTGTGTCAATTCTCCTAACTTTTCAGTGACTTTAGATAATTCTTTGTCATATTTTTCAGAAAGTGATAGAATTTCTTCCTCATATTTATGACTCAATTCTTCTTTTGTCTCCTGAATTTCTTTTTTTACAGAACTTAAATCAATATAGCTTTCCTTTGGATTCCCGGATAACTTGGAAGTAATTTTCACACTTCCCAATTCTTCTTTGACTGAAATTCCTTGAATATCCATACGAAATACTCCGGGTCTTAGATTGATAGAAATATTTGTAATTTCAATTACAGTATGAATATCCTCTAGGTCTAAGCCGTATACTCCGCCCACTTCAATCTGATGAAGAAATGGAGTTTTGAATTGGTATTCCGCATGATTGACAACCCCTCTTCGCATTACTTTCTTTGCTAAGAACTTTGCCTGTTCACTTGTTTGGATAAATTTATTCTTACTAGAAGTGATGAAGTTTTCTTGGTGTTTTTCCAAGACATTGGGAAACATCACGCTAACCTCATTATCCGCATACATAGACAAAGGAACGCCTTTTATCTCAAAATTATCCACGTACAATTTATGAGGTAACGGATTATAGAATTTCACTTCCGCTCCAGTTTCTTTCCATGATACTTTTTTGTAGTGAACATTTTCCTCCAAAGTAATATCCACTTTGGAGCTTGGGTCATCTGTCGTGAAATAATACCCGGTTGCTTTCGTCAACGTTGGATTAGATACCGCTGATGTGATAAAACTTATCCTCATCGTTGGTACTTCCGTATCTGGATTGGTATTTGGCTCTGTTATTATCTTTTTTTGTAGATTAAACACCACTTGATTGTCTAATTTTTCGTATCTATCATAGACAAGCCGTATCCCATTCTGTAGCACCTCTTTTTCACTTTCTTCTAAACTAGTCATAATATTAGTCCTGTTAAATGAGAAAGCGTTGTTAATCGCTAAATTACGAGGTCGATAGAATAACTTTTTATTCTTTACATATAAAATTCCGTCACTTGCTTCAATAAAAGCTTGTAATTTATCAATCCACCTGGAATTCTCTTCTAAATACACAAAAGGTAATCGGATTAGGTTGCCATTCTCAAACGCAACCGATTCAAAATCCAATTCCTCTTCCCGAAATCCTAAAGCACTTGCTATTTTATGCAGTAAAGAATTGTGTTTGTCATTTGTATTACATAAGTAAAGGTCATAAAATGTTTGACTTTCAGGAACCACTTTCTCAAATAGCCGGTTATAGCTATCTTTGACTGTGTATTCCCATACTTCCAAACCGGTATAGGATTTTGTTCTACGTGGAATGTTTGCTTCTCCTTGCAAGGTATAAAGTACATTTCCCACATCGTCCAAAATTTCTATCTTAATTTCATTTCCTTTATTGATTTTCTTTTCTTCTAGTTGAAACCTAGCTTCCATAGAGGAGATGAGATTGGATTGTGGAAGTGTGATGTTACATTCCGATACCCAATCCTGCAACTCTTCCATAGTTGATAGGTTGGTAATTCTAGCGGTATATCCTTGATACCGTAATGTTGATAGTTGCATATTTCCTCCTATCTTGATTTTCTTTTCAAAAAAAGCTACAATTATTAAAAGGGGCTAATATTTTTCTTAAATTATGGAGGATTTCTATGACGAACAAACAAAAAAGTGCTTTGATTTTTTCTATCGGTTCTACAATAAATTCAGAAGATTTCAGAAAAGACACTTCAAATATAAAACTTATTCTTTATACTGAAAATGGCTTAATTCATGGAACATATGTATCCCAAGAAAATTACGCTGAACCTATTATAGATAAAGAGAATAGAAGAATAAATTTTTTAAAAATCGCAGACACAAATATTGAATATTTCAACAAAAATGTTCAGGAAAACAAAATTGTGTACGATGACTATATTTTTTTAAAAGATGTACTCATCATAAATGGAAACGGATCTTCCAAACTGGATTCCTTAATGGTTTTCACAGAAACTATCAAAGGAATCTCAGTAGGAAGTTTAAATGTAAGATAACTGTTTTAGCCCCTTTTTATTTATAAATAGGCTTTTGGTTTTTTTCTTTGTTCCTCCCAACACTCTGTCCACATTCTTCTGATTTTTCCATTCAAATCTTCAATACCATATACATCTCCGTTGTGAGTGATATTAAATGTCATATTCACATTTGCCGCCTTATCCGTATAGTAAGCATTTCCCAACTGCGTATCTTCTTCTCTACGAATATTGTTCATTGCGTCAAATCCACCAAATCCCGCTGCCTCTAACTCATAGCCAAACTTCTTCATAATGCTGTCTGCTTTTCCTAAAGCTTCTTTGAAATTTCCCACTTTTTCCAATTGTGCTTGGAAATTTTCAGCTCTGATGAATTTTTCTATCATTCCTTGATACAACGCACTTTCACTAAATGCCTTAATCAAAGAATTTTTCACGCTATCGTATAGAGATTGTCCCAATGCTTTCGTGAAACTAGAGAACTTATGTTCTTCCAACCCTGCACTCATAGCACTGGATAAAGCGTTCTTCAAATCATTTATCCTATCGTTAAAATCACTCCACGGAAGCATTTTATTGATTAAGGATAAATCCACCCCATGACTTAGCAACTCTTTCTTGATGACATCTAAAGACTGTTTTACCTGTTTTTCCATGATGTCTAAGTTCTTCAATTTGTTAAAATCAAAGTCACTAAACAGCCCTTTAAAATCAAGCTTTCCATTCTTTTTAATGTCCACAAGCTTATTGGATATTTTCTCAAAAGCTTGTGTTAAGTAATGGTCTAGGTCACTAAATACCACATCGTAAGCTACTGAACTTGCATTTTTAAATATCTTTTCAAAGTAAGACTTCATAGAACTTAAGAATCCACCATTTCCATTTGCAAATCCCTCTATCGTACTATTTCGCACGTCTAACATCGAGGTGATTAACACTTGGTTATTTTTCGCCATTTCCTTGATAGTTTCGGTATATTTTTCTCCTTCTAAACCAAGCTCCTTGAATTGTTCCGTATACTCTTTGATGAGCTCTTTTTCTGTTCGAAATTCCATTCCGGAAAAACTTTCCAAAGTGGATCCCCGGAACAAATCTGCTTTTTCTTTTTCCAAGAACTCTAATTGCTTTGTAAATTCATGAACTTGCTTCTTCCATTCCTCGATAGATGATTCTGTTAAGTTTCTTCCAGTTGCTCTTCGTAATGTTTCGTGATTGACTTTATCCAGCACACTATCCAATTGTTTCATTTCGTTGTCAGTAAAGGCATCCAACTCTGCCTTATCAAAGCCTAAATATCGTAATAAGTCAGATTCTCCAATATCCACTTTTGTATATGTAGACTTTCTTTTCTTTCGGAACCCACTTCGATATTTCTTAGAACCTTTTTCCAAAGCTACCATATCCGCAAAATGTTTTCCTGAAATCATAGAGTTGTGCAACAAATCAAAGTTGTTTTCTCCCCCTAAAATTACTCTTAAAGTTGGATTTTTTGCAACATCTGTCAACATTCTATCTGCAAAACTTTTAATTCTTTCAGAATTTTGTTGTAAAGCTTGTGTTAACTGTTCCATTGCGGATACTTGCTTTTTGTATGCCTCTTCATTTTCTTTGTTTTCTGCTTCAATTTTTGCTTTTTTCTTTTTACCTCTTGAACTTATTAGTGATCCTATCGTTCCTACTAGAGCTATTCCACCAGTAACCGCTCCAGCTACTGCCCCCAATGAAGTCATTCCTGCTGTGAAAGCTGTTGTTCCTCCACCAAACATTCCAGTAATAGAAGACATTCCACCCCAATCTTTCAAAGCACTTCCGATACTAAAAACATTCCCAAGAACATTTCCAATACCACTCATTGTCTTACTTCCTGTTGCACTTCCTAATTGAGAGAATGTATTTGCAAGTAATTGAATTCCTTGTCCCCATTTTCCCCAAGTGGTAAGTCCTTGTACTTCCACTTCTTTTTGTTTTTTCTTGATTTCATCCAAATATTTTTTGTAATCTTTCAAGACTTTTTCGTCTAATAAACCATCATTTACCATTTGCTCTACTATTGCAATTTGTCCTTCAATAGCTGGGATTAAAGCATTATAACGAGAAATTTGTTCATCAATTGGCATTTTTTCGATTGCTTCTGCAAATTCCTGTAGTTTTTCTTTTTGCTCATCAAGTGGTAATTTACGAAGTGTATATTCCATATTTTTCAATTGATCTTCCAATTCTTTTAAAGCATACTCGTCAATTCCTTTTATTTTCTTGCGTTCGATTGTTTCTTTTTGAGCTTCTATCATTTGTTCTAAATCTTTCTTTTTTTGTTCAAATGACTTTGCCATAGACTCAATGTTAATTCCCTTAGAAAGATATGAAATTTTATCTGCTAGAATATCTAACTTGACATTATTGATTGCTCGATTGATTTCATCAATATATTTTCCATATTTACCTTTTGCTTTTTCCAATTCTGCTAACTTTTCTTCATTTGTAAATTCTTTTGTAATGTTAGCTCCAATTTCAGACATTAACTTTTCAAATCCCTCTCGGAATTTCTTAGCAACATCTTCGGCAGAATTTGCTAAATCTGCAACATTTCCTTCAGTAGGAACTACATCTTTATCTTTCCCTTTAGCAACTATAGGATTCAATGCAGCTTGTTGTTGCTCCCAATATTCTATACTTGCTCCATTTTGTTGTTTATTCTGATAATTAAGGTTTACAGCTTCAATCTCTTTTCCTATTTTTCTTAATAACGTATTTGCTGCTTCTATAATCCAGTTGATAAAACTTCCTATTGCACTTGCTACACTACCTATAGCTTTTCCAACCATTCCGAATACACCATCTCCGGTGAAAGTATTTACTAAAAATGTATATAGTTGTTTTCCAACATAGATGATATTAGAAATGAATTCTTTTAGATTTGTTAAGACTTTTCCCCACACTTGAGTCACATTTTTATTCTTAGAAAGAATATCCCAAAGTAGTTTTAAAGCTAATATAACTGCTCCCACAACTGCACCAATTAAAGCTAGTTTTCCTAATAAAGCTACAAATACTTTTACAGAACCTAAAATATAAGGAATGATTCGCCCAATAACACCGCCTAAACTTTTAAGGGCAGCAGTAAATCCTCCAGCAAATAATGATTTGAATTTTCCAATCATCCCTTGAAATGAAGTTAACAATCCTGCAAACATAGAAGTTTTTGTTCCGGATGTTCCCATTCCAGGTAATTGCATTTGTTCTGGAGTTTTTTTAGCAAAATAAGACATCACGCTTAATCCTTGAGCTTTTATATTATTTCTAGTTGCTCCTAATCCATTTTTAAGTACGCTTAACATATCTTTCTTTACTTCTGCACCAGTTAGGATTCTCAATCCTTCTAAGAATCCATTTGCAAATTTAAGACCTTTTAAAGCAATTCCCAAAGTTACAATTGCTTTTCCAAAACTTACAACCTTATTGATATTTTCTTGTGAAAACACTTTGTCCACATCAATACTTTTTATTTTTTCCATCAGTTTATCAATTTGTGGAGCAATCGTTTCAAATATTCTTAATCCAAATTCTTTTAAAATTTCCTTTACTTGTTTGAATTTTTGAATAAAAGTATTCATCATTTTTTGGAAAGCTTTATCTGTTGTTCCACTAGCATTTTCCATAGCTTTTAGACTATCTATGAACTTATCCATATTGTTTGCTAATACCAATGCTCCTGATGAAGAACGAATACTTGAGAAAACATCAATTAAAGTCATTCCGCTTTTTTTAGCACTTTCATTCAAAGAAATTAACGCTTCTTGCAATGTTCCTCCTTGCTCTTTAAATTGCAAGAAAGATTTTCCATATATTTTCTTAAACGCCTTATCTGCGTCTGTTCCTGTTTTAATTAGCTCATTCATCATATTTTTTAAATATGTGCTTGCTTCTTGAGCTTTTACCCCATTGGCAGTCATAGTTGCCATAGCTCCTGCTAATTCTTCTAAAGATACTTTCGCAAGTTTAGCAGTAGATATGATAGGTCCCATGTATTGTGCTAATTCAGATACAACAATTTTCCCTTTATTTTGTGTTTGAATTAGAATATCTGATACTCTATTTACTTCTGACATTTCCATTCCATATCCATTTAAGATTGTCGTCAAAACGTCAACAGCAGTAGTGGTATCTGTAAATCCAGCAATTGCTAATTTATTTGAATATTCTAAAATTTTATATTTTTCAGGAACATCTCCAACAGCAGATACAATCTCATACAAAGCTCCTGCTAGTTCTTTTGAAGAAGTTCCTGAAGCCATAGCCATATTACGAACTTCTTTCGAAATCTTTTTAAAACTATCGTCTGAAATTGTTTCTACTTTTTTAATGTTTGATTCTAAATCTGCGAATTGTTTGCCGGCAATGGTAGTATAAGCAACGATAGCAGTAACGGCTCTTGTAGTCCATTTTTCAATTGACAAAAAAACATCTTTAGACTTTGCTTTTAAACTTTCTAAAGATTTTTTCATTTCCGCTAATTGAGTTTGTGCTTCTTGACGTAAAGTTTTGATATTTTCCTGTAGCTTTTTAAAATCAAGTTTATTGATTTGTTGTTCCATTTCTTTCGCTTTCGCCATCATGTCTTTTAGATATTTTTTAAAGTCACTTGTTGACATACCAAATCTATTTGCCATTTTTTTAAACTCTGTACTAGCTTCATCTTTCAAAGATACTGTCATTGTCATATTGTTATCTATCATTGTTCCACCTCCTTTTTCTAAAAAAAGAGGAAGTTTTATCTTCCTCTATTGCTTTTGGGATATGATCTCATTCAAAGCATTCTTTACATTTTCTAAATACCAAATATCTTCCCAATCGTGATGATTATATCCAACACTTTCTCCGTCAGGAAGAAACCTTAATTCATAAAATCCAGTAAAAGAATCTCTTCCTAGATAACGAATATAAAAGCGTATTTTTTCTTTCATTTTCATAATTTCATCATAATTCTCTGCTTGTGGAGAAGTTTTTCGGTTATGGTAGTAATGTTCTGCTGCTTGAATAAGAACATCTAGTCGTTTTTTTCTTCTTCCTCTTCTTCCTCTCTTACAGACAATTTATTTGCTTTTAAAATATTGGCTAACACTTCATCTAAATTGTCAGCATTTTCAAAGATTTTATTAAATGTTTGGGCAGAAATTTTTCTTTTTCCGTCTTCATAATCAAAAATAACTTCTCCTTCTTCTACAATTTTTGTAATTTGTGCTTGAAGTAACATAAATTCTGGAGAATTTTCAAATTTATTTTCTTCCACATTCAATGTAAAATCTTCTTTTTTCCTATTCATTTTTAAGCTTTTTGGCTTAATTTTTTCTTTATAATTATGTCGTTCAATAAAGCTCAATCGTTCTTTGTATTCTACATAATTTTCTTCTGTTCCGACTTTTAAAATATTTTGCATACTCTATTCTCCTTTTTTATTATTTTGTTGTTCCAAATACAAATGTAATTGGAGTCTTCTTGCTTCTATCATTAAAAATTTCTAATTCTTGTGTCATTCCTGCTCCTGATTTTTTATCAGTTTTTTGCACACTAGACACCCCAATTTTATGTAATTGCACACCAAATGCTGTATCTCCAGTTCCAAGCAATTTAATATCCGATTTTCCAGTTTCTCCATTCACTAGTCTGTCATAGGCAGTCTTGTATTTTTCTTTTTCATATCCAACAAATGTCAAATTTGCTTTCGCTTCGATGAAATTTGTCCTTCTAATATCCGTAGCGTCTGGACTTCCTAAACCAAATCTAGCTTCTAAGTTGTTGTTAATTGTAACAACTATAGATTGAGCGTTTGCAGAAATATCTTTTCCGTCCAATGATAAATGAATTCCATTACATGTAATTACATTATCAATGTCAGATACATTTTCTCCAGTTTCACTCTTACTATTTTTATATTCAAATTTATATCCAATCACTTCAACTTTCATAGTGACATAAGAGCCTTTACTGAAATTCAACTCTACACTATTAAATTGAGCTCCTGTGATGATATTTTCTTCTTGATGTTCTAAATCTTGTTCCACAACCGTGAAGAATTTGTCAATTTTTCCACCTTCATTTGCAATTCCTTTATGTGTTATTTTTGTAATGCCTTCAAAAGTAATATCTCCGCTTGGTGGTAATCCCGGAACATCAGAAAGAGTATATCCAAAAGCTGGCAATAAATCTTTCAATGTTTCTGGTGTTACTTCTAAAGTAAAGCTTCCACTAGCTTTTCTTTCAGAATTGTATCCTTTTTCTCTATATGCAGAGTCTGTAAATGCTTCTGACTGCACTCTATTAAAATCTGGATTCAAATCTACTTCTGTTGCTGAATAAGCTTTTAAAGTTTCTGCTTTTGTCTTTGCATCTTTTTGAACACCAATCAATAATTTAATCACTCTTTTTCCCTCCTTTACCTGTATTGTCCTCGAAATATTATCTTCACTACCCAAATTTCTTCTCCAACTTCATCAGTAGTGAATTTATAATGTTCTGTTTGTATTGAATAATTAAGAAACAATCCCTCTATCCCAATCATTCTTTCGTCTAGCAACTTATTGATAATCTCATCTTTTTTTTCTACAAAAGGAATCATGTGTAAATCAGGTGTCATTGACTTAAATAAGTAATGAATGATAAATCCTTTTGTTTCTTTCAAAGGATGAGCTAAAGAGATACCGTTAGGAGAGATAGACTCTCCCAACGGTTCTATAAGAATAGAGTTGCTAACTGGTTTTTTGAAAAGTTGATCTTCTAAGAAAGCAAACTTAACATAAGGAATAACACTAGGAATTTCTTGCAATATTTCTTTTACTTGATTGAGCAATTCTGCTGTACTTTTTACTTTTGTCATAGAAACACCATAATTCCTTTCCCAGCATTGCTGGTGTCTGATTTCTTATCCAACGTTTCTTTATACGCATCCAACAAGTCATAAAATTCTTGTTTTGCTTCTCTTGCTAATTCTTCATTTGCCATTCTTGTATATACACGAAAATCAGCGTGCAAATCTCTTAATAGTTCCAAATTCGTTTCTTTAATGCTTTTTACATCAATTCCATAGGTATCTATTAAGAAATCCGCTTCTTTTCGCATATCCTCAAGTTTTTTCTCTACTTCTTTCCCGTATTCTTCTTTTAAAAAAAGTTGAACATTTTCGCTATATCGCTCTAAAAAATCCTTAGTCATAAAATTATCCTAAAGTAACTTTATAAACCTTAATCAATTTAGGTAATGCGATAGCTGGGAATGGGGCAGATTTTGCAAATAAAGTAGCTCTACCTGTTTGCTTATTGACATCTCCTTTATCAATAAACACATCTCCTCTCATCATTTCAGGATTATTGGTATCTCCAATAAATTCCAATCCCGCATATAATGGAACCAAACTCATGTTATTCACAAAGAAAATTTTATTTTCTGTTTCTTTGATTAAATTTGTATATCCAATCGCAGGCGGTAAAGTTCTAATTTCACTTAAAACTCCATTGATATTGATAATTGCAGATTGACCTTTCTTTTCTACTTTTGCATTCAATAAACTTGCTTTTGTGGTTTGAATTTCTGTAATTAGTTCTGCTGCAATTTTAGAACCTACTAAAATATAGGTTGGCATATATCCTGTTTCAATTTGGTAATCGTTGATTTTTTCTACAAAGAAATTTACCCAAGATTTTGGTTTAGCTCCTACCTCAACATCTTTTGGTAATTTCATATCAACTTCTTGACCTCCAGCACATTTTACTTTTCCAGTTAGTAATGCTTGTGCTGCCATTCTATTCGTTGTGTTGCAAATAGAATTCTTTAAAGTCATAGTTTTGTTTTCAACATCATATTGAGAAGCTGTCATTTGTTGTCCATTTACTACAACAGTATCTGTTCTATTTGCATTGATAGAATCCAATGCGGAGATTCCAACAGAGTTTCCAACGATGTCAGGAGTAATAGCAACTGCTACATTTCCATTTACCGTCATAGGTGGTAATTCTGTATCTCTTGGTACAATTCCTGCTTCCTTCATTTCCGCCATAACTTCATCTAAACTGATTGTTTCTCCTAATCCTAAATATGCTTCTCTTGCTTCTCTAAACAAATCCCAGTAAAACATATTAGGACTTGGAATTGCTGCATATAC